CATGACACCTTGCTCCGCGGTCTGCAGGGAGAGCTCGACAAGTACGGCCGTCCGCTCTGGGTACCTGGCGTCTCAGTCAACGCGCCGGACAAACTCAACGGCTACGCGTACTCGATCAATAACGACCTGCCGCAGATGGGGCTCTCCGCAAACACCATCATTTTCGGCAACCTCAAAAAGTACATGATCCGTCGCGTGAAGGAACTCGGGATCCTACGTTTGACCGAGCGCTTCGCGGACTACGGACAGATCGCGTTTATCGGATTTGCCCGTTACGACGGAAACCTGCTCGACGCCGGGACGCATCCGGTTTGCTACTTGCAACAGGCCGCGGCCTAGTTCGGCGCGGAAGCTAACAGGGAACGAGGGCCGCGAGCGATCGCGGTCCTCGCAGTCCTCGGAGAGTCAAAATGCAAATGACAAAGATCCGGATCCGCTCGACTGGCCAGGTAACCGAAATGATTCCGAACGTCGCGCGCGCCATGATCGCCAGCGGCGCCGGCGAGCTCGTCGACAGCTCGGCCAAACCCGAGACCGCGAGCGCCGACACGTCGAATATCGAGACCGCGTCGCTCGATCGCAAGACACTAACGACCGATGCGCCAGCGCAAGAAAAGCAGAAACGAAAGCCATCTCCGCTAAAAATTTCCTAGTTAAAAACGAGGTTTCAGAATGGCAGCGATAACAATCGAGACGCCGCCGGCGGCGGAGCCTGTCTCGCTCCAATTAGCAAAGTCACACATGCGCGTCACGCTCAGTACGGACGACGATTTGATCGGGCTGTACATTCAAGCCGCGCGAGAGCTGTTTGAGAGCACGACGGCGCGCTCGCTCGTCAACAAAGGTTATCGCCAGTCGCTCGACGCGTTTCCGTACTTCTCGGACTCGATGTATTCGCAGGCCTCGATTCCGCCGGCGTGGTCCGCGCTCCCGCGCTATTCCACGTCGCTTTGGAATTACTCGCAGCTCATTAAATTGCTCGTCTCGCCGCTCGTCAAAGTGATTTCGATCGATTACATCGACTCGCAGACGAGCGAGCTCACCTCGCTCTATCCGGATCCGGAGCCGTGGTACGCCAAAACCGAATATGTGATCGGCGACCAGATCCTCGACGCGAATGGACATTTGCAAGAGGTGACGGCCGTCACCGAGGGAGATTTCGACGACACCAGCGAGTCCGGAGCGAACGAGCCGACCTGGGAGTCGACGCTCAACGCCTCGACCGCCGACGGCGATTTGACCTGGACGCTCGTCGAGCTCGAGCCCGAGCTCGGAGATTTTATCTACGACAAAGACTCCGAGCCTCCGCGCATCTTTCCGAACGCCGCGCAGAATTGGCCGAGCTGCTTATACGTCCCGAACGCGGTCCAGATTCATTACGTCGCGGGATACGGAAACGACGGAAGCGCGTCGCCGGCAACGGGACGCGTCGCGATCCTGCAGACGGTCGCGAACTGGTACGAAAATCGCGAGCCGGTCACCTCGCCGGAGCTCAAAAAGATTCCGCATCACCTCGAGGCCTTGTATTGGGAAAACAGAGTAATCGACTTGGCACCGACGCGCGGATAAACCGCAGCACAAATTTAAATCTCGGAGGAAAAAGAAAATGCCTTTCACAGCCTTAACACCTATTACACCGCTCGGGCCGTATCCGGCCACGGTCGGAGCGCTCGCACTCGCCGCGCTTTTCGTCGCGTGCGACGCGGTCAACGGCAACTCGTTTCCAGTAAGCGGACACGAGATTCTCGAGCTGCGCAACACCGACACGGCCGCGCACACCGTGACGATTAGCTCGGTACCGGACTCGCGCAATCGGCCGGACGACATTACCGCCTATTCGATTCCAGCCGGCGCCGATGCGATTTTCTCTTTCCTCGCCGGTCAAGAGGGATGGGAACAAACCGACGGAACGGTCCATTTTACGGCCAGCTCGGCGCTCGTTTTCGCGCGCGTCGTGATCGCCAAGCGCTAATCCAGGATCCGATCCGATGCCGTTAAATTCGAGAATTTACGCGGGGCAGCTCCGCCAGCAAATTAAGATCGTCGACCTCACCAACTCTCAGGACTCTTTCGGCGGAGTGGCGATCGACAGCGCGACGCCTTTCGCGACGGTATGGGCCAAGGTCGATCCGCTCTCCGGCCGCGAGCTCTACGCCGCACAGCAAAAAGTCTCGGAGGTAACGCATCGGATCACGATCCGATGGATGCCAGGCATTACCGCGAAGCAAAACGTATGGTTCGGCGATCGCCAGTTTCAGATCCAGGCGGTCGAAAACCCCGAGGAGCTCAACAAAATTCTTTACCTGCTTTGCGTCGAGCGCGATCGCTCGGCGCGAGAGCAAGGCGGAAGTGTCTAGATGCCGAGCCGCGACAGCGTCGAATTCAAACTCACCGGGGGCGCCGAGCTAATCAAAGCGCTCGAGCAGCTCCCTCCGCAAGTCGCGCGCAGCATGGTTAAGAAAAATCTCGGCCGAGCGGCTCGTCCCTGGTATGCGGAAATGAAGTCGAAAGTCCGCCAGGGCTGGCACGTTTGGAAAAGCACGATCGTTGGCAAAGCGCATTACGGCGGCCGCTCGAGGGAGTACGGCGCGCTCTCGCGCTTGATCGGGATCCGCGTGCGGCTGGATTCCGACGAGCTCGGCGGGACCGCGCAAGTCGGGCCAGTCAAAAAAGGTTTCTGGGCTCTCTGGCTGGAATTCGGCAAACGCGGCGGACGAAAATTTCCATTCATTCGGCCGGCGTTCGATTCAAAGAAGGACGAGGTCCTCAACTCGTACGCCGAGGGACTTCGGAGCGAGCTCAAGCAAAAAATGGGACTCAAGTAAATGCTAGAAGAGGGACTCAATCAACTCCTGGTCACCGCGACGACGATCCAGGCGATCGTCGGGACCGTGGCCACGCGCAAGGATACGCCGAAGCCGACGACCGGGATTTTTCCGGTCCAGATGCCGGAATCGACGCCGCTACCGGCGCTCGTCTATTCGCAGATCTCCGGCGAGGGAAATCCGTCGCTCGGCGGCGCGAACTGTTTGCACCAATGCCGGATCTCGTTTAGCTGTTACGGCTCCGTGTATGGCGACGCAAAGCGGCTGCAGCGCGCGGTCCGCCAGCTCCTCGAGGGATTCCATGGAACGCTCTCGGATGGGACGCCGGTCGATAACGCGGTCCTGGAGCTCGAGCTCGACGCATTCGAGGACGCGCCGTTTAGTTTTAACGCGCCGATCGATTTTCTGATCGTCTACGCGGACATCGGCTCTTAGCCCGACCTAGTTTCAAAAGCAAAACAACTCGATTTTCTGCCCGTGTGCGCGGACGACGCGCGCGAGGGCGAAAGATTTTCCGGATGGGAAATTTTTAAAAGGAGCAACAAGAAATGACATACACGGGCTCACGCGCATTTGCAGGACAGGGATCACAGCTACAGCTCGGAGCGGGTACGCCGGCCTCTCCGGGTGCATACACGACGGTCGCCGAGATCACCAAGATTCAGCGCTCGGGATCGAAAATGGATTTAGTAGATACTACGAATATGGATTCGATCGGAGCCTACAGGGAGAAACTCGCGACGCTGCTAGACGGCGGCGAGATCTCACTCGACGCGAATTATATTCCGCAGGATGTCACGCAGCAGAGTCTCCAGGCGCTTTTCGACAACCGGACGCTCGCGCCGTGGCAAATCGTTCTGCCGAATTCGCTCGGGACCTGGAACTTTAACGCGTACCTCGGCTCGCTCGACTTCGACCTCACGACGGACAAGGCCGCGACTTTGTCCTCGAAACTCACGATCACCGGAAAACCAGTCTTTACTCCGGGCGTCTAGTGAGTGGTAGGATGCCGGCGGCAGTAGGTTTTTAAATCCGAAAGGCGAGGTGACAAACCATGGCGGCCAAGAAAAAAGCGAAAAACAAAAAACCGGCCAAGACTGTCAGCAAACCGGCTCCGGCGCCGGCGACCGAACCGGAAGGCTAGTCCTCGGGCTGTAGAAACACAATTCTAAAAAAAGTGAGGATTGAAAAATGGCGGACACGGCAGTTGTGACGAACAAAATCCCGACATCGTCTCCGGACGCTTCGACGAAGCTCGGGGCAGCACTCAACACCGGCGGGAATATAGAAACGCATTCGGGCACCGGCGGCGCCGGCGTGATCGGCATCGTCGGCGGATCCGTTTTTATTACGGACTCGGGTGTGGCGGCCTTGACGCTTGCGCAACCCGTCGCGGGCGCACCATCGGCCGGCGGAAATGACGGACAGCGTCTTACCATCATTTGCACGACCGCGCAGGCTCACACGGTCACCACGGCAGCGAACGGCATCAAGGGCTCGAAGCACATCATCACGTTTGCGGCCGTCGGAGACTCGATCGAGCTCGACGCGTTCAACGGCGTTTGGTATGTAGTGGGAACTCCGACCGCGGTCGTTTCCTAGTCCAACTTTTCGCGCGGGATTTTTTTTCGCTCCGCTTCACTCCATTGGAGTGACTGGAATCCCGCGCGGAGGACTCTACGAAAATGAAAGACACATCTTTGCGGCGCCGCATCGCGCCATCGGTACCTCTCAGCCTCGAGCTCGTCGACGACGGCGGAGCGACTTTCACGCGGAATTTTAGGCTCTCGTTTGACCTAAACGCGATGACGCTCGTCCAGGAGCAAACCGGGCTCTCCATGCTCAACGGCGAGATCTGGAACGATCTCAACGAAAAAACTTTATCCGTCATGCTCCATGCCGCGGTCCTCGCGCACAATCCGGAATACGATTGCAGCGACGGCCTCGGGGTAATCCGCTCCTACATGGACACGACCAATATCGAAAAAATTACGGACGCGCTCAACGAGGCTTTCCTCTTGCAGCTCCCGGGGGAAAGGCAGGAAAAAATCCGCAAAGCGCAAGCGGCCGCAAAAGAGAAGGGCGAAAACCCTACACCGCCGGCGACGGCTCCGGCGCCGGACCAGACGAAACCACAAACGGCCTAACCTGGGTCGAAATCTGGGCGACTGCACGCTATGACCTCGGCATCGAGGAGCGGGAAGTCGGACGGCTCACGCTCGGCCTGTTCGACGCGCTCCTCGATCGCCATCTCGAAAAACACCGTCGCCAGATGCTCTACGCCGGCGTAGTCGCCGCCGAGCTCTGGAATGCGAGTCCCTACCGCGGCGAGCACGCGAAATATGTCTCGCCTCTCGATTTTGTCCCGGAACTGGTAGCCAGAAAAAAGCACGATCGCACTCCGCAAACTCTCGACCAACAAATCGAAGTCCTAACCGCAGTCATGCGATGCGGTCCAGGAAAGGTTAATTAAATGGCGCAGTCGCTCGGATCTCTATTCGTCGAACTCAAGGCCGAGACCGGCGCATTCGTTACCGGAATGTCCAAGGCGAGCTACGCCGCCAAGCAAGCCTCCAAAGACATCGGCGAAGGCTTTAGCAAAATAGGCGGCGCGGTCAACGGCGCGCTCGGACAGATGGGCGGATTCGGATCCGAACTGTCCGCGATCGGCGGCCAGGTCGGAAACTTTTTCTCTACTTTCCAAGTCGCCGGGAGCTCGATAGGGATTGCGGTCGCCGGGATCGCCGCCTTCGGAGTGGCGGGAATCGCCGCGGCCGCCGGGATCGCGGCGCTGGCCATGCACGGCGCCGAGCTCGTCGAGCGTCTTAGCCTAATCAGTCAGAAAACCGGAATCTCGATCCACGATCTGCAGGGTTTCGAGGCCGCGGGTCACACGGTCGGCGTGTCGCTTGAGGACATGGTTACCGCGATGCGGAAACTCGACCAAGGCATCTCGGGAATCGGTAAAGGCTCCGCGGCCGCACAAATGGTTTTGAAAGGCCTCGGCGTCACCTCGCACGATAACAAAGAAGCGCTCCTCCAGCTCGCCGACGCTTTCTCGAAAATGCCGAACGGCGCGCAGAAAGCCGCCGACGCGATCGTCGTGCTCGGCCGCTCGGGAATGCAGCTCATACCGTTTCTCAACATGGGCCGCGAGGGGATCCAGCGATTTAACGACATGGTGGACCAGTACGGTCCGAAAATCGGCGTCGACGCGGTCAAAGCGAATGAGGATTTCCTCATGTCGCAAGCAAAATTAAATCTGATTTGGCAAAGCCTCGCGGTCACCGCCGAGCAGACTTTCTTGCCAGTACTTACGAAGATCGCCGCGAAGATCGCGGACCTCACAAAAACGACAATCGGTTTCTGGTCCGCAATGAAAACCGAGACGTGGACCGACATCGGAAAATACTGGCTCAACGTGGCCACGGGCAAACCGCACGGCGCCGGCATGTCCTTGCCTGGTGCTCCGCAAAACAGCGGTAACTCGGATCTCGCTCAGGACGCGGCAAACAAAAAGGCCGAGGCCTCGCTCAAGCTACAAGAGGCCGCCTATGACCGCATTAAAGCCGGGAGCGCGGCCGTGTATGCGCTCGAGCAAAAGCGCGCCGATATCGCCGTCCTGGTCGGCGCGGGAAAATTCAAAGAAGCGGCCGCGCTGCAGAGTCAGATTCCGGGACTCGAGGCCGCGGTCAAACTGGAGAAAGAGGCCACGGCCGCGGCCGAGCGCCGGCTCGAGATCCAGGGGCGACTCGCGGCCGCCTACGCGAAACAATTCGCGGGAGGCGACAAGCCGCTATTTTCTCTCGGCCGGCCGGCTGCGCTAAAAGCCGCGGCCGCGGGCGCAGCTCCGGACGCCGGACTTCCTTCGTTCGCCGCGAACGCGCCAGAAAAGATTTTCAATCCGGCGCCCGTAAACCAGTACAAAGACACCGCGCTCGCAAAGCTCGATGATCTGTACAAATCCTGGGGAGCAGATGCCCGGAAAACCGCCGACGACGTCAACGACACGTACGACGAAGAATACAAGACGCTCGACGCAGATCTCGCGCTCGGATATATCAGCCGGCAGAAATACTCCGAGGCCTCGGTAGAGCTCGAGAAAGCACGGTACAAAGCGCTCGAGGAGGTGTGGGCCAAGTCGGACGCTTTCGGCGATCAGTTCAAGGCTTTCTTCGCCGGCGTCGCCGACAACGGCCGGGACGTCGCGAAATCATTTTTCGCCGACATGAAGTCGGCGCTCGACGAGCTCAACTCGGAGCTCGCGAAATTTATTGTCACCGGGAAAGGCTTGAACTTTAAAAAAATTGGCCAGTCGCTCGAGCAGAATCTCGCTTCGACCGGAATTAAGAAAGTCGAGTCAATGGGCTTGGACGCGCTCGGCTTTGGGTCCAAGAGCGGGAAAAGAGACGGCAGTACCGCCGGGAGCTCCCTCTACGTAACGCCGGTAGGAAGCGGCGGAAACGTTCTCGATCTTAGCGGCGCCGGCGGAATGTTACCCGGCGGCGGACCTCCGGCGGCTGCCGGCAACCCGGCTGCGGCGATTCCGGGCGTCGCCTCAATGTTTGGCGGCGCCGGCGGCGGGATTATGGGGATCCTCGCGAAACTCGGCGGAATGTTCGGCGGGTTTCTCTCTGCCGGCGGCGACGTTACTCCCGGGAAAACCTACGTCGTCGGCGAGGATCATCCGGAGTTTTTCTCGCCGAAGTCGGCCGGCCGAGTCGCGCCGTCGCTCAAATTCACTGGCCACGCGCCGGCGCCGGTCATCCATTTTTCGGTTAACGGAGTTACCGATTTCGATTCGTTCAAGCGATCGCAGCAGCAAATCGGCTCCGGACTCGCACAGCAACTCGCGATCGCTAACTCAAGGAACAGGTAGCCATGTCCTTTTTTGAATTGGAGTTTCCGCGTCAGATCCAGTATCGGCGCGTCGGCGGTCCGGGATTCTCTACCACGGTCAACACCTCGTTTGCCGGCGCCGAGAGCAGAAACAAAAACTGGTCGCTCGCGCGCAGCGAGTGGACCTGCTCGATCATCACGCCGTCGCTCGACCAACGGCCGAACATGAATCAGCAACAATTCGTCGACGCGCTCAACGCGTTTTTTCTGAACGTCTCCGGCCGCGGCGACGCTTTCCGGCTTTTCGATCATGTCGACAATCAGGCGACGGCCGCGGTCCTCGGGACCGGCAATGCCTCGCTCGCGACTTTCCAGCTCGTCAAAACGTACTCGATCGGCGGCCGCACCTACACGCGCACGATCAACAAACCGATCACGCCGGATATCGCGAACTATCAGGGCGTCGCGCTCGCGCAGACGGTGAAGCCGTACTTCAACGGCGTAGCGGTTGCCGGCGGCGCCTGGACCGTCAACGCGACAACCGGCCTCGTGACTTTTGCTCCTGTCCCTGGCGTCGGCGTCGTCGTCTCGGCCGATTGCCAATTCCATTTTCCGGTCCGCTTCGACACCGACAAACTCCCGATCCAAATCGAAGAGAGCGATGTCCAGGGCGGAAATCCAATAATTTCCGTGAACTCTTTTAAGCTCGTCGAAGTCCGCGCGCCGAACTTCTAATCCATGAAAACAATTTCGACCGCACTCGCAGCTCACCTCGGGCTTAGCTGCACGACTGTTTGCGTGTTGTGGAAAGTGAAGCGGACCGACGGAACGATCCTCGGTTTCACAAATCACGACGTCGACGTCACCTATAACGACGGCTCGGACACCGTCGACTATGAAGCGCTCACCGGCTACACGCCGAGCGCGGTCGAGTCCGGATCCGATCTCGGGACCGACAATCTCCAGGTGACCGCCTTTCTCGACGCGGATGCGATCACCGAGGCCGATCTGCGCGCCGGCCTCTATAACTACGCCGACATTCAAATGCGGCTCGTAAATTACGCGGACCTCACCATGGGAGATCTCAAGATCCGCAAAGGCACGCTCGGCCAGGTCAAACTCCAAAACGGAGAATTTGTCGCGGAGATCCGCGGCCTCACGTTCTGGCTCACCTCGGTACTCGGCGAAACCTACGGACCGGGATGTCGCGCGGATCTCGGCGATGCGCAATGCCAGGTCAACCTCGCTCTGCTCGCGCAAAACGGACACGTCGCGACGGTCACCGATAACGAGACTTTCGTCCCGGCCTCCGGACTCTCGCCGGCCGCTCCCGATTATTTTAATTATGGGATCGTGACCTGGACCTCCGGAGCGAACGACGGCGCCTTAATGGAAGTCGCGAACTGGGACAGGACGACGATCAAGCTTTTTGAGTCCATGCCCTACGCGATCGCGATCGGCGACACGTTCACGATCGAGCCAGGCTGCAACAAGGGAACGGACTGCAATACGAAATTTGTCGGCATAAAACTTTTGGACGGTACGACGACCGGATCCGGCGGAAATATTTTAAACAAACACTCCGAGGACTTTATCCCTGGGATGGATTCGATCCTCGCGGTCGGGATCAATTAGTCATGCCGAAATGCCAGGAATGTGAACGCCTCGCGGCCGCCGGCAAGATCGCGCCGGCCGACGTCGAGCTCGCCACGCGATCGACTTTTAACATGGTCGAGATCCCGCGGCCGCCTGGCGAGTGGCGAGAATTTCGAGACGCGGGGCCCAAGATCGTCGGCTGCGACAAGCATCGGCCGGAATCTTTTTGCACCTACATTGACGGCCGCGTGATTCGCACTTCGCAGTCCGTCCCAGAAAAAGTACCGGAGGTAGGAAAGTGACGACACAAGCGGACGTCGTAAAAGCGGCGCGGACCTATGTAGGCACGCCATTCCGTCACCAGGGGCGGATCCGCGACCTGGCGATCGATTGTGTCGGCCTGGTCCTCTGTGTCGGCGAGGATCTCGGCCTGGTCGATCGCGCCGGCGTCCCGTTTCACCGCTTGGATTATCCGGACTATGCGGCGCAACCGACCGACCGTTTCGTCCTCGAGGAGCTCCGCCGGCGCGCGATCGCGAAATCGCTCGGCGCGCCGCTCGAGCCGGGAGATCTGCTCGCGATCCGTGTTCCGTCTCTGCCGTGTCACGCGGCCGTCGTCGTCGATCGCGCCGGCCAGCTCTACATGATCCACGCCTACGACTCGGGGCCCAGACAATGCGTCGAGCACATCCTCTCGCCGGCGTGGCGGAGTCGCGCGGTCGGCGTCTTTCAATTTCCAGGAGTAACAAAGTAAATGGCTCGAATCGCACTTATCGCCGGCATGGCCGTCGCCGGCGCCGTGCTCTCGGTTATGACCGGAGGCCTCGGCGCGTTCGCTGTAGGCGCGTGGATCCCGGACATCATGGCCGGCCTGGCAGCCGGCGCCGCGGTCGGACAAACCCTCGGGAGCCTGGTTTTTCAGCCGCGCTTAAACGGTCCGCGTCTCGCCGATACGCAAATTATGAACTCGACGAACGGCTCGCCGATCCCGTTCGGGTACGGCGGCTTTCGCATCGCCGGAAATGTGATCTGGAGCTCGGGAATCGTCGAGACGGAGACAAACCAAAGTCAGAGCGGAGGAAAAGGTTTCGGCTCGCCGACGACGACGGTCTACACCTACTCGATAAGTGTCGCCGTGGCTTTTTGCGAAGGGCCGGCGACGATAACGCGGATTTGGGGCGACTCGAAACTGATTTACGACACGACGTCGAAAGGCGCCGTCTCTTCCGACACGCTCGACACTGGACTCCAAAACACCGGCAAGGGTGACAGCGGCGCGCAGACGACAGTCGTCATTCCGATTATTTATCCGGGATCCTCGACGCAAATGCCGGATCCGACGATCCAAGCCTCCGAGGGAATCGACCAGACGCCGGCATTTCGAGATCTCTGTTACATCGTCTATAACAATCTCCCGCTCGCCGATTTCGGAAATCGTCTGCCGAATCTCCGCGCGGAAGTGTCGACCGCCACGGTCCAGGCCTACATTAAAGACACCTATCCGCCGATCGATCTCGACGTCCCGACTCTCGGCGGCGGAGGCGGCGATTCGGTTTATAACCAAACTTTTTGCTATGTGGATCCGGTCGGCCGGGTCGCGATCATTCTCGACGCCGCGGGAGCGACAGCGCAAGCGATCGATCTCGCGACGTCCAACACCGAGCCGCTCGAGGCCTGGCAACCCAACACTCCAACTCCGCTCGGTACGCAAATTCTCGACTCGAGCGGAAACGTGCAAACCGCGACGGCCGTCACCGGCGATACGAAAACAGGATCGGGAGAGCCTGTGTGGACCGTCGGCGGCGAAATGGCAAAAACGAACGATCACAACGTGACGTGGACCAACACCGGGCAGGGACCGGAGGCGATCCTGGTCACAGCGAAGGGCGTCCTTAACCCATGTTTGAATCCTGGGGAATCCGTCACCGGCGGAGACTACGCACTCAATTTACCGCTCGCCGCGGGTGTCGACACGCGCGGCCATTTCTGGGCGTGCTTCGATATTTTGAGCGGAGGCGTGTCGCATTTTTACGCGGTCCAGTTTGAGCAAATGGACTCGACGACCGCGCAAACATTTGTCGCGATCGCGAGAATCGAGGTACCTGGACCGATCGCGGCGATGTCCTTCGCGCAGATCAACGGCGAGGACTGGCTGTACTTCACAACGCAAGACAATTTTGTCGGCGGCGGAGTCGTTTATCGAGCCCATGCGAAAGGCGCCTCGATCGACGTGCAAGGCTCCTGGATTCCCGGAACGAATCCCGCGAGCACGACCGGAGCGCGCTATCCGGCCATCGATCCGACAACCGGGATTATTTACATCGTCACCAATCCCGGCGGCGGAGCCTACGAGTGGAATGTCACGGTCATGGATCCGCGCGGCGGAGGTGGGCAGCCGACCGCTTACCAATTCCACGGCGACGCGGCTCACGGCCAGGGCACGACGTGTATGTTTGATTCGATCGACCAGTCGCTAATTGTTTTCACGACCAACGGATCGATCTACAAGGTCGACGTCGCGACTATGGCGGTTATCGCCTCGGCCGCGGCGATCGTCGCTCCCGGAGGCGCGGACGATTTTCCGAAGTGGAACTGCGGGACCGTCCCGGGCCTGGGACTTTTCGTCGCGCAAGATGGAAGCGCGAATCTCGTTTATATCAATCACGCGACGCTCGCGATCGCGCAGACCGTCGCCGAGCAGGAATGGTTTGCGGCAACATTCGGCGGCGACCTTACCGACGCGCAGCTCGATCCGGTTACGCTCTCGCTTGTTTGCACGCCGTCTGACGAGGCCGGAAATTATGGGAGTTTCGCGTTTCGCATTTATTTAAATCGCCAGTCCGTACCAGGCGAGACGCTCGACCAGATCGTTTCCGACATTTGCTCGAGGGCCGGGCTCACCGACGATTTGATCGACGTCACGGCGCTAGCCTCGACAACCGTCCTGGGTTATCCGGTCACGCGTAACAGCGATGCGAAATCGATTCTCGTCCCGCTCGTCTCGGCTTATTTTTTCGACGCGGTCGAATCTGATTTTGTTTTGAAGTTTGTCCCGCGCGGCGGCGCCGTAGCGATGACTATTCCCGAGGCCGATCTCGGTCTGGAGGCCGACGGCTTCGAGCTGCAGGACACGATCTCGCAAGAGCACGATCTCCCGAAAGCGATCGAGGTCCTCTACGCGGATCCCTCGCTCGATTACCAGACCGGAAAGCAGCGCGCAGCCAGGCCGGCGCGCGTAGTCAAAACAAAAACGAAATCAGTCCTCGAGCTCCCGCTCACCATGAACGCGGACACGGCCGCGCAGATCGCCGATATTTACATCAAGACAATCTGGAACGAGCGAAACCCTTGCATGTTTAAATTGACCTCGCCGAAGTACCTGGTCCTCGACTCGACCGACGTCGTCGAAGTGATTTACAACTCGACTCCATACGTTAAGCGGCTAATTAAAAACACGGTAGGCCAGGATTTCGTAACCGAGTTTTCGTCCTGCTCGGAGGATCCCGAGGGTTACATCTCGACCGCGAAGGGAAACAACGGGACCGGATTCCCGATCCAGGTTATCAATCCCGCGGCGCCGACGACTCTCTACATGCTCGATCTCCCGCTCCTCGCGGACACCGACAGTCCGCCGGCGGGGAGCTCCGGCTATTACTTCGCCATGGCGTCGCGGACGCCAGGCTGGCCGGGAGGTGTGCTCTACGGATCTCCGGATGCGCAAAACTACTCACAAGTCGGATTCTCAAGCGCCGCGATCGTGTTCGGCTCGGTCGGGCCGGCCACGCCGGCGCCGCCGGCGCCGGCCGGACCATGGGTTATCGACCAGACGACGACGATCCGCGTCGGCGTCTCGTTCGGCGGGACTCTCGCCTCGACGTCGCTTATAAATCTTTTGAACGGCGCGAACGCATTCATTCTCGGCGACGAGCTCCTGCAGTTTCAAACCGCGACGCTCAACGCCGACAAATCCTATACGCTTTCCAATTTGCTGCGCGGCCGGCGCGGTACCGAATGGGCCGCAAGCCAGCACGTTTCCGGCGAGACAGCTTTGTTTCTCCCGTTCGGACTTCACCGAAACAACGTCCCGACGTCGCTCGTCGGGCTCTCGCAGTATTACGAGGCCGCCACGGTCGGACAATCGCGCACGCTGGCGAGTCCGCAAAATATCACGCTGCAGGGAAACGACCTCAAACCGTACGCGCCGTGTCACATCGAAGGATCTCGCGACGGCTCGAATAATTTAACGATCGACTGGACTAGGCGAACGCGGCTCGGCGGCGATGTCGACTGGCTGGACGGCGTCGTCGACGTCCCGCTCTCGGAGGCCTCCGAGGCCTATAGCGTCGATATCGTGAGCAGTCTCGGCGAGATCGTCCGGACGTTTAACTCGCTCACGAGCCCGACGGTCGCTTACTCGGCCGCGGAGCAAACCGCGGACGGACTCACGCCAGGCGATCCGGTCAACGTACAAATTTTTCAGATCTCCGCGGCGATCGGCCGAGGTTTCGCCGGCGTCGCAACGGTTTAAAGGAAAAAAAATGAGCAGCACAAATCTAGCAATCCCGCTCCTGGTCGACTCGCAGTCCTCGAAATACGTCACCGTTAACGACGCGATCAACTTACTCGACGAGGCTATGAATAGCCTGCTCGCGGTCACCATGACCGACGCGGACTATACCTTTACCGGAGGCGCGTCGCTCGAGGCCGCGGCTTTCGTCATGTCCGGAACACTCACGGCCGGACGAAACGTGATCGTCCCGAATAACGAAAAATTCTACGTTTTTGAAAACTCGACGACCGGAGGATTCGCCATCACGGTCAAGACGGCCGCCGGTACCGGAATCGCAGTCGCGGCCGGCTCCGGTTTGAATCTTCTCTATTGCAACGGGACAAACGTCGTCGCGGTTGGATCCTCGGGCGGCGGAGGCGGCGCGAGTGTGTTCGGACCATCGGGCTCGGGCCATACGACGGGACTCGTCCCGGATCCAGGAGCGACGGCCGGCACAACGAAGTTTTTGCGCGAGGATGCCACGTTCGCGGCGCCGCCGAGCGGACCGAGCGTGTTTGTCGCTTCGGGCTCGGGCCACGCGACGGGACTTGTCCCGGATCCAGGAGCGACGGCCGGCACAACGAAATATTTGCGCGAGGACGCCACCTTCGACGTTCCGCCTGGTTCGAGCACATTTGTTGCTTCGGGCTCGGGTCACGCCGGCGGCACTGTTCCGGATCCAGGAGCGACGGCCGGCACGACCAAATATTTGCGCGAGGATGCCACCTTCGCCGTTCCCTCCGGAGGAGGAGGCGGCGGCGCGACGATTCCGACGTTTGTTTATCCTTCCGTTCCACAGAACGTCGGCTCCGCACTGGATGGCTACACTTGGTTTGGCGCAAACGTCATCGGGCTTTTTGAGTTTATTCTCCCGGCGGGGATCACGTTTTCCAAGCTCTGCTACAACGTGCAGGCAGCGGATAGCTTTTCTGGCTCGCTTGTCGACATCGGGATTTATGACGCGAGCGGCAACCTCGTCGCGAACATCGGGCCGACGTTTAACTCCGCGACCGGAGTCAAATCGCCAGTGGTGTTGCAGTCCAGCGTAACTCTCGCGCCGGGCCTTTATTTTCTGGCGATCACCGGAGCTTACGGTTTCGCCTCAGTGCAGCTTCAATCGACGACAATTTGCTTTGCGTCGCGTCCGCTAGTTTCCTCGACCGCGTCGAGCGCTGGCACTCTGCCGGGCACTGTGGCGATCCCGGCAGCAGCGGCGCAGAGCGATAACGGCAACGAGCGGCAGATCCCGAATTTCGCGCTCATGTAAATTTTCACCAAGGGCCAAACATGGAGAATGCTCGCGTGTTAGGTGAAGATTCGCCGGAGGCACGGATCGCGGCTGTGTGTGTCGTCGTGTGCCGGCGCATTTATGCTCTCCGGAGCGGCCAACCGGACTACGCCGATTTTCGCGACGAGATCCGCAAACACATCCGCCGGGAGATTCTGCTCGCGCGCCTTGATGAATGTGCGGCGACGGTGGTCAACCGAGCCGCGCGGACTCAAGAAATCCTGAACGAGCTCGAGTACTACCTATGAATAATAATTTTCCACTCCAGGTCCTCCTCTACGCGGCCACTATGATTTTTTCGATCGGCGGTTTTGTTTTCGCCGTTCGGCAAATGCGCAAGGATCTAACCGGCGTCGCCGGCATCGTGCGGAGCGAGGCCGCGAAAGCCGAGGAGCGCTATCTCGCGACCGTCGTCGTCGCTTTGCTCCTGGCGCCTCCGAACCAGCAACATTTTGTCGCCGGCGTTTTTCTTTCGGCCGGCAAAGGAAAGAGCAGATGAGCACCACAACCGTGCCAGTCTCACCGACGCCGACGCCGACGCCGACGCCGACGCCGGTCGCGCCGGCGACACCGTTACTCGACACTCGGGCAAAACTCGAGATCCTCGCCGTCGTCGCGTTTCTCGCCGGCGGAATCGTACTCGCTCACACGCTCAGAGCAGAGCAGCAAGCGCGCGTGCTGGCCGAGTCGCAAGTAAAAACCGAGCAGGGAAAGATTAAGACGTACGACGCGAAGATCGCCGAGCTCGTCTCGAGCGACAAGATCCGCGACACGCAAACGGCCGCGCAGATTAAAACGATCCAGGCCACGGCCGCGGCGGCCAAGACTCCGAAACAAATCGTCCATTACCTGCAGGCGCAAGAGCAGCTCGCCGGCGCGCCGGCGCCGATCACGGTCGAGACGCCGGAGCCAACGGCCGCGGATCCTACGCCGGCAGCCGTGGCCACAATCCCGGCGATCGATCTCCCGTTTCTCCGCGATCAGGTTGCCAGATGCGACGCGAACGCGCTGCTACTGACGAGCCGGCAATTAGATCTGACGTCTTGTCAATCGCAGCTCAAGATCGCCGGCGAGAAACTCTCGGCCGCCGAGCGCGAGCGCGATGATTGGAAAACGGCGGCGAAGAGCGGGACCTGGGCGAAACGAATTAAATCCGGCGCCGCGAAAGTCGGGATCGGAATCGGGATCGGCGTCGCGATCGGCTACGCTGCGCACAAGTGAGTAGTCTGCAGAACATGCACCAAACCAGGGCACAGTGACCGACACGGAAAAGATAGAGGCCGTCGCGAAACAAACCGCGCTCACGCCGGCGGAAACTGAAATCGTCTTGAACGTGCTAACCGGGATCCGGAGCCACATCGTCGGACACGCCCACGATCCCGAGCAGGACGCGCGGGATATCGACGACGTGATCGCCGCGCTGCGCGCCTCGGGCCAGTGTGTCGTCGCTTGCGGATTGATCCTCTCCCTGAAACGTCTGCTCAACCGAACGAACTTCGGAAGCGAGGACGCCAACAAAACCGCCGAGGAAATCGTCAAGCGCGCGCTCGCGCACGGCGCCGAGTCGGAGAGGTGTGGTTGCTGTAGTTGTGTGCAAGCGCGAGAGAACGTGGCGAGAAAAACGCTGGCGCCGTAAAAAAATCTGCTAGGATGTCCGCATGGTTAGCCAATCAATGCGTTAGGGGGGCGTCGACGCCGTGAGGCGCTAGGCGCCTCCGCGAACGCTCTAAACCCTCCAGAAAGCCAATTTCCTCGAAAATCGAAGCCGCTAAGTCAAAGATTTCCCTACTATATAGGGACCTGGCGCGGGACTGTGTGTCCCGTGTTTGGCGATCCGCGCGGCTGCGAGCCTGGCCATGTATGGGCAGCGCGATCCGCTCGGCTCGGCTACGAGCTCCGCGCGCGCGTCCTGGCGGCTCCTAGCGCGCCAGTGGAGGGATTGGAGTCACTTCTAGTTGATCCGCTCCGGCCAATGCCAGCTCCCGACGACCTGGCCGGCGCCGTCAAACAGGCAGCCGGTTTCGGAGACCGAGCCGTCCTCTCCGGAAGTGAACACGTTTAGGTCGACCTCCGTGTCACTCTTGACGCGCGTAATTAGCGCCGCGTGGTGGACGCCGGCGCTCGAAACGAAATGCACGATCCTACCTATCCCGGGTTTTGGTATCGCTTCCATTTTCTCCGCCTCCAGTTTTTCACGAGCTCGGCGTCCAAACCGGCGCGCCGGAAAGTGTATATACATGTCATTACACGCCGTCGCCGCGGATCGCGGCCGCGACGTTGAGCAAAGCATCGCGAGGCTTTTCGAGGACACTCAGTCCGTTGGGACCGGCGCGCGTCTCGCAGATCTTCGCGCAGCGATCGCGCTCGCGATAGACCGCGGCATAGATCGCGGCCGCGCGCTCGAGCAGGATCTCGAAGTACTCCTCTTCGCTAAAAATCCTCACGCTATAACCCTCGTGCGATAGCCTCGCCAAACAAAATTGAAATCCGCCGGACCGATCTCGACGAGCTCGTACTCAAAACTCGGAAAGTTTTTTTCGACCTGTCCCGCGGCATCCTCCAGGATCTTCTCGATCGCCGCGGCCGTGTAGCCAGTCCCGGGAGCAGCGCGCAGCTTGTTCAACTTCGAGCCGGAATTGTTCTCGAAAAAAACGCGGATCCGGACCTCGGGAAACAAACGGACGCCGCCGGCCGTGCGGTTTAGTTTCATTGGATTTGTCCTCCGATCTTTTCGGCCGCGGCCAGGGTATGGTCGGGTGAGAGGTGGGCGTACTTCATTGTCATCAAGATTGACTTGTGACCGAGGAGAGCCTGGACCGCACTTAGGTTGACGTCGGCCATAACCAGGCGCGACGCGAACGTATGGCGGAGATCGTGCCAGCGGAAGTTTTTGATCCCGGCCTCGCGCAGAGATCTCTCGAACCATCGCCGCCAATCCCTTTGCGTGTCGTTTAGCGTCTCGTCGCATACGTAGATGGATCCCTCCGCGCCGGTCCGCTCGAGCTCGAGATCTCGCCGGCGCAAGAGTTTGTTGAGCGCTTCGACCGCGCTCGAATTCGCGACGACATATCGCCGGCCGGTTTTTCCGTAGACCGTGAGCCGCCGGCGGACCAGGTCGACGTCCAGCCATTTAAGCGAGAACTGTTCGCCGCGGCGCATCCCGGTATAGAGCGCCAGGTCCATCTCCGCCTCGCGATCGGGACAATCCCGGCGGATCACCTCGCGCAGTTTGATTTCCTCGGCGTCGAGCAGGTAGCGGACGCGGCTTTCGCTCTCGCGGAAGCGGAGGACGCGCGCGATCGGATTGGTCTGGACCAGGCCGGCGCGCATCCCGAAAGTAAAAATCGAGGACGCGAGCGATCGGTACCGATTGACCGTCGCGTTCGACAGTCCCTCATTCTTGAGATCCGCCAGGACTCGACTCCAAAACTCGAAGTTAACCTGCTCGATCGAGAGCTCACCGATTCCGACGAGCAAC